CTTATCAACAACAAGCCGCTTCTTCCAATCGAAGATACTGACGAGGTATGGAGTGATATTTCCGATACGAGCGGTCTGAAGGGTGAGGAGTGCAACTATCAGTGCAAACGTATGTCTTCCTTATTCAAATATGTGTATGCTGACGGCACAGTTAAGTACAGAGATGTGGATCGCTATCATGGCGTGAATATCAACTGTCTGGATGCTCAGTATCACAGTGGACTGATTGATACTGTTATGGACGAACTGTATCCGATTACTATGCCTTATATGCCGGCTGATAGAGCCTTTAAGATTTATACGGAGGATTTCCTTGTAGATCCAGCGAAAGGTGATTACGATACCGTAGGTATTCTGTACGTAATCACTCCGTCCATGGACAAGGTAGCAATTAACAGATATTTTAAAGAAGCTCCGAACGGCTTTGCTGAAATCGACGAAGCGGAGTACAAGGAGCGAAAGGAAGCTGCTAAAGCTCGGATGGAGGCAACCGATGGATCGAAATAGATTTATCCAGTGCATGAAAAGCAACATCGAGTTGTCGGATAAAGAGCGGCGGAGAATTATCAGAAGAAGTGTTGAGAGTCAGCCGTGGAAATTAAAGTGTACGATTGCCATGGAAGAGTTTGCGGAACTTACACAGGTAATCAGTAAACAGATTCGTGGGTATGATAATAGAATTGGACTTTTGGAAGAGATGGCGGATGCTTATATTTGCCTGGAATTCCTTAAGTCCATTTTTAATATTACACCAGAAGAGTTACAAAAAGCTATGGACGTTAAATTACAAAGAGAAAGGAATAAACAGAGATGAGTAAAGAGATTAAAATTGCCGGAAGTATTTCGTTTGGAGGAAAGCGCCTTAATGTATATGGAGATCTGGACGCTCCACTATTCAAGGCAAAAGATATTAGTCATGCTATAGGCTACAGTAGCGGTAACGAGTGGAGAATGCTCGAAATGTGCGAAGAGGATGAGAAGCTGAAACTACCTTTGGTAGTAGCAGGCCAGAGACGTTCCGTCAACTTTGTGACTGAGAATGGTCTGTACAACATCCTTGCACAGAGTCGTATGGAAATCGCAAGATCCTGGAGACGTGTGGTTCATGACGAGCTTATCAACATGCGTAAGGAAAAAGGCAGAAACATCGCTGAGCAGTTCGAAGAGTGGGATCACGCAATGGATAACATTTACTTCGATGAGGAAACCGGTCAGCTTATGCAGTCGGTCACGGTTCCTGGTGGAGATGTGATCCAGCTTCCTTATGAGAAGGAAGAAGAGTAATTAAAACCGTGGGATATGCTTAACACAGGAGCATAATAATCCAGATTGGTGGGGATCTGGATATTTTGAAAGGAGAACAAGATGATTTTATATGTGGTTCATGGAAATACCTATTACGATGGATATGGACATATAGAAAATATATTTGGTATCTATACGGAAAAAGACGTAGCAGAAGCAGCTAAAGATCTAATAATTAAAGAACTTTACGAAAAAGAAATTGCAAGAGGGCAGATGACCATCGTTGAGAATGTATCTGATATCGAAGTAAATATTCTGGAAATAGAAGCTGAAAAACTTGTAAATATCGAACTGGGAGGGTATTGCGAATGAGCATTAAATTAGAGCATGTAGTTATGGCAAGTCCAGAGCAGATGGAGTTTATCATTGAGGGTATGCGTAATCCAATGAATTCGTGGAATAAAACTGATAGTTTCAATGGGTGTGAAACATATAAAGGTATAAGTAAATGTTTAGACTGCGATGGAATTCGTGAGTGTGGAGCGGTCAACAAATATTTAATAGTTGGCGAAAACGATCATTCCCTCATGCAACGTTTATCCAATGCTGGTACAGATCATAGAAAATTTATGAGAATGTTACCGGTGTACGTGAGGATCACAGCACCGTTATATTGGTGGAAAGAATTTGATACTTACAAAGTCGGAACTGTTGCCAACAGCTGTAGTACCATGCATAAGATTCAGGCCAAGGAGTTTACGCTGGATGATTTTAGCTGTGAGCATATTCATATCAGGCAGTCTACGGATGTATTAAAAGAGACTATAGATGCTTTAAATGTATTTAGAGACGTATATTTGAATGGTGGAATATTATCATATGAAAACGGTAATCAAAGATGTTACGGAAAAAACGATAAAGAAATTTGGTGGCAGATGATCCAGCTCCTTCCGAGCAGCTATAACCAGACCAGAAATGTCATGATGAATTATGAAGTTCTGGCAAACATCTATAAATCCCGTAAGGATCACAAACTGGACGAGTGGCGGAACTTCTGCAAATGGATTGAGACTCTGCCATATTCTGAGTTGATTGCTGGAAAAACAGAGGAGGATTAAGATATGGATGTAGTTGAATTTATCGAACAAGTCTTCGGCTTACATTTAATGGATTACCAGAAAGAGTTTCTTATAAAGGTGTATGAAGCAACAAGAGATGGTCAATCAGTAATGTATATTCCAGGACGTTGCTATCATCGCTCTTCATTTAAATTATTGGAAGCATCGGCGATTATATTTGATGCTCAAGCAAAAGGATTATTAAAACCTGTTAATAGTGAAATGATTAGAGGGGTGAGTGTAATGGTTAAAGTAAAAGATATTCTGCCACTTATTCAGTGGAATGATGCACAGATCATAAAAGGCCTAGATGAGGAAATCTGTTTACTCAGAAACGACTTTATGGTCAAAAGCCTATCAGAAGAAATTCTGAATATGACAGTCACAAGTATTGAAAACGATGAAAATATTGAGAATACTATCGTTGTTTATGTTGCAGACAAGGAGGATTAAATTTATGCATTTTACAGTTATTCAGATTATTATCATGTTTCTTATCGCCTACGTATGCCTGTATGCACTGCTCGACCGGGTTATGAAATGCATTGAGCACTGTGCTACAGCCAGAGCATACGGACGGTTCAGAGAAGCCGGAGTAATGACAAAAATGGATGATGTAGCAGGTGGCATCGCGAAGTCAAAAGAGGAGAAAGATAATGTTGAGAAAGGATTTAATTAAGAACAAGATATATGGAATCATATTTATCGTACTTGGAGCGTTGACAATCCTAATCGAATGGGATGCAACGTTCTTTTTATTTACTATAATGTTGGGCGTTTTATTATTTGTATCAAGAGAAAATTGCATTATGAATTAAGGAGGCGGCTATATGAGCCGGGCTGAAAGGAGAAGAGCACAGAAGTGCGAGCAGAAATCTAAAACCGCTACATACAATCTTACAAGAGCTCAGTTAGATGCCCTGGTTCGAGAAAAGATATCTGGTGAACTGGATAGAGTTAAGCGGGAGGCTACAAATGATGCTATCAATCAGGCGATGATTCTTCTGCTTACTCTGCCGCTTGAAGTGCTGATGGATCATTATTGGCCAAAGTCATATGCAAAGCGGATTCCGGAGTTTACAGAGTATGTTCTCAAATATTATGAAAAGTGGCAAAACGATGAGTTGGATATGGACAAGCTCAAAGAGGATCTGTGGGTATACGGCGGTGTTCGATTAGAAGAAGTGGAGGGTAAGTAAATGGGATATTTAATTTTAGGAATTATTATTCTGGCAGCTATTCTTATTTTCGGTGGATATATAGTTCTGTCCGTTATAAATGCTGCAATGTGGATGGACGATTCCATGAGATGGGGAGGTAGAGATGACAGCTAAAGACGACAGAAAAAATGCAGAGGGTTACAATGATCCGACAGCTTACAATGCGATTAAGAATGTGGAGCAAGAACAGGACAAAGATGATGTGAGATTTCATCAGTTACTGAATACCCTGTTTTCACTTTGCGAATTGGCGGATTTCCATATTGAGGGACGAGTTGTGCTGAAGGATAAAAGAACGGGAAAGGTTTGGAGGTAGGCGAGATGATGACTATGGAAGAATTACAGAAAGCTTGTGAAGCCTTAGCGAAGGCGTGGAACGAAGTTTTGGAGCCGATGGAAAAAGTTGTGGAGGCACTGAACAAGTTCTTCAAACTGTACTATGAAAACGAGAAGTCTCGTAAAATTCGCACCGATCGGAAGTCCAAATCTGTAAAGTGTGTGCCAGATTCTAAGATGTCTACATACAATTATAAGCCTGTTGTGAAGCGTAATTTGCCCTATCAGAGACGAAATTTCTGACCGATTTCAGCTAATCTAGGTTAAAAATCTTTGTAGTAGCAGGTCATTTTTCTGCCCACTTTTGGTTTTTAGGATTTGACCAAAGCCCGGATATTTTTGACCAGAACTGAAAAATCGGTGTCGATTTGGAGAAAAATTATGAATTTTGGTCATTTTTTTGGCCATTTGCCCGGTTTTGCCCACTTTCAAAAACCTGGATTTGACCAGTAAAAACCCAGTATTTATGCGGGTTTGCTGGCTTTCTGCCCACTTTCCCACTTTTAATACCAAACTATTATGATAGAAAGTTTAAAAATATATAGTAATAGGCGAATAAAAGTGGGTTTTTGACCAGAAGCAAGAAAGAGGTGATTTTATGACCGATGATAAGAAATTGGTCGAGGATTGGTTGTGTGAACATTTTCCGTATCACTTGCGAGTGAATAAAGATATTCCAAAGGGTGCATATGTGATGATGAAGAGTGAGGTACTCATGTCACAAGGATGGCTCTGGGTTGATAATCTACCGTACAGATCTTTTGAAGACGTGATGCTTGGATATACAATTCCGATGGATTTTTATTCCGGTGCCGGAGGTCCGTATTTCGGATATCCATATGGTAGCTTGTATCTGATGGGAGGTTTGCCGTGAATGTAAAGCGTAAAGTAACATGGAAAGACATTTTCAATAATTTCAAATCTGTGTATCCGCGGTTATCAAAAGAAGCCCAGGATTATCGTCCGTACAACTACATGAGCATTGTCGTATATTTAGCAGACGGAACCAAGGTGGTTTATGATGATATGGCAAAGCGAGCTAAGATGCTTGCAGCCTAGGATCTGGCTACAGAATCCGCTTTCCATTTTGTGTGCTTCATGCTATACTATAAGAGCCACACAATCTAATAATGAAATCGCGTTCGAGGGAATAACTTTGGTAAAAAGTGTATTCTCTTTTACTCGTACCCTTGAACGGCGAAGAGATTGTGTGGCAACAATAAGAGATGCGCTTTTTCGGTGCGTCTCTCAAATTGGGGCGCACTTTTTATTTGCCCTAAATTCCTACTTGAGTATGGAAAGGGTGATTATATGGGAACGAAATCAAATAAAAACATTTCGGGTGTCATAGGAGCAATCGGAGCTGTTGGCGGTTTGATTACTGCGGTTACACCTTTGATTGAAAAAGCAATAGATAATGCTCAGAATAAGCCGACTGAGAAAATAGATACGAAAGTTATTATTCCAGAATTATATCGTAAGGGGTTTCCGATAGATTTGGAACAGGCAGAAGAATTACTGACGGAACGTGGCTTGAAAGTTTCAAAGAGTAAGCTTCGTATGAAAGAAGCTGATCCAAAGTATCGCGATTACGAGGATACTCAAGTTATAGACTCGAACCCAAAGCAAGGTGTGAAAGTGAAAATCGGCACAACGGTTTGCCTGAGATACATAACTGCTGAAGTTATCGAGGAGAGCCAAAAGATATTTGACGATAGTGTTCGTATTAAGCAGGAGGCTAAAGAACAGAAGGCCGCTGAGAAACAGGAAAAGAAGGAACGTTTAAAAGAAAGTGTTTCTGAAACCATGGATTCTGCAAAAAGCGGTTTAGAAAAGATATTTAAGAAAGATCGAAAAGCTATAGAGACTGAGAAAGGAGAAAAATAGATGAGTAAAGGCGGAAAGAAAAAGCGTAGCACAGCAGGGTTAATCCTGGATGTCGTTTTGACATTGTGTACCGGTGGATTATGGTTGATTTGGATACTGATCCGATATTTAAGAAACAACAGCTGACAACTACATATTTGGACAGAGATGCTTAATCGTGTCTCTGTCTTTTTTTTATGCTCTTTTTTGCGCGCGAAAAAAACATGCCCTTTTATGAAGAGAGAGGATAAATAGGCATTTTTATTAAATACCACATCCTCTTTTGAGTTTTTAGAAAATTGAAAGGAGGCTCCATTATGTTGGAAAATAAGTTCCAGGCAAATTTGATCAAGGAACTGAAAGAAAGATTTCCGGGTTGTATCGTGATGAAAAACGACCCGACCTATATTCAGGGAATTCCAGATCTGCTGGTTTTACACAAAGACAAATGGGCTTCCTTAGAATGTAAAAAAAGTGCTGGCGCAAAGAAGCAGCCGAATCAGGAATATTATGTGGACCGTATGAATCAGATGTCATTTTCGAGGTTTATATGTCCAGAGAATAAAGAGGAGGTACTGGATGAACTTCAACAATCATTCGAACCTTGAAGGACAACACGCCTTTCTTGGTGCCAGTAAATATCACTGGATAAATTACGGTGAGGATAAAGTTGCGGAAGCGTATCGGAATTTCCTTGCCACACAAAAAGGAACTGTATTACATGCATTTGCGGCGCAGTGCATTATGCTCAATCAGAAATTACCAAAATCGAAGCAGACATTAAATATGTATGTGAACGATGCCATTGGCTTTAAGATGACGCCGGAGCAGATCCTTTACTATTCCGATAATTGTTTTGGCACAGCCGATGCAATTTTGTTTCGGAATAATTTCTTAAGAATTCACGATTTGAAGACCGGAAAGATTCCGGCACACATGGAGCAGCTTGAAATATATGCGGCTCTTTTTTGTTTGGAATATAAAGTGAAGCCAGGGGATATCGAAATGGAATTGCGGATTTATCAGAACAATGAAATTCTGTACCATAATCCAACGGCTGAGGATATTGTTCCAATCATGGACAGAATCATTACTTTTGATAAGGTGATTAAAAGAATCAGAGAACAGGAGGGGTAAGCTATGAATTCCATTGTGGAAGATATTTTAATGCATTATGGTATGCCACGGCGTTCTGGGCGTTACCCTTATGGTTCTGGAGAGAACCCATATCAGCATAGTGGAGATTTTCTTAGCCGTGTTCAGGAATTAAAAAAATCCGGAATGAGCGAAACAGACATTGCTAAGAATATGGGTTTGACTACCACACAGCTTCGTACTCAGATGAGCCTCGCTAAAGATGAACGTCGTGCTCTTCAGGTAGCAACGGCAAAGGGTCTTCGTGAGAAAGGTTATAGTTTAAATGAAATTGCCGATAAGATGGGTTTTGCTAATGACTCGTCTGTCCGCTCTTTATTGAATGAAACTTCTGAAAACCGAATGAATCAGGCTAAGGCTACTGCCGATGTTCTGCGAAAACTCATCGAAGAAAAAGGAATGATCGATGTCGGAACTGGCGTTGAAAGAGAGCTTGGCGTGTCAAAAGAAAAACTTAACCAGGCTCTTTATATGCTGGAATTGGAAGGTTATCCGATTTATGGCGGCGGCGTTCCACAGGTTACCAATCCTGGAAAGCAGACCAATATCAAGGTCATTTGTCCACCGGGAACCGAGCACAAAGATATTTATGACTTTGAGAATGTCCATTCTGTAAGAGACTATATTTCCTATGACAATGGGGAGTCTTTCAGAAAATCTTTTGAGTATCCGGCCAGCATGGATTCAAAGCGCTTGCAGATCCGCTATGCCGATCAAGGTGGCGTTGATAAGGATGGTGTAATTGAACTCCGTAGAGGCGTGAAAGACCTGTCTTTAGGTGATTCTCATTACGCACAGGTCCGTATTATGGTTGACGGAACTCACTACCTTAAAGGTATGGCTGTTTACTCTGATAATATGCCGGATGGC